TGAAGGGCAAACTAACTACCCTTACATGTCTGTTTATAGGGTAAATAGTAATGGAACACTAGGTGCAAAATTCGCAAGCCCAGCTTTTGGCTATGGTTCTCCTGGTAAAGGCATTGCAATTGACCCAGACAGCTATGGGCTTTTTCAATCAATGGGTAGCATTTATCATACAAATAATTATGATTTAGCTGGAACAGGAGCAATTTCATTAGGAACTTATAGAACACTTGATTTAGGTCAAGAAGTTGTCACGGTCTATGAAAGAAGCCTAGCTGTAACTAAAACCAGTACAACAGGCACAAAATCTTATGCTATTGGTAATAGTTCTAGCCCATATGTAGTGGCCTATCCATACACAGCAACCAGCAATGGACTTTCTTTTGGCATAAAACACAGTAATCCTCAGGTGGGAATTTCAGGGGCCACCTATGGAGTTACTTTTGCTCCAAATAGCGATGCGATTTTTTGTGCGACGCAAACCTCGCCCTATCTTGTTGCCTATACATGGAGCGAAAATAACGGTTTTGGAACACGTTTCACACAAACTTTATCAAACGCAGCACGAGCAGTTGAGACAACGCCTGCATATTCAAACGGAACATATCATGTAATTGTAGGAAGAAGCGGCACTACTCAATCCGCTTATTTAGTTTCCGGCACAACGTTTAGCAACGTTTCGACCGTTTCTACTGCCGGAATTGTTCATGATATAGCCGTGCATCCAGGATAAAAAATAGTGTACAATTTTTAAAAAGCCTTTTTAAAAATGAACATTGAATTTGCTCAACAAGCATTAATGGAGCGACATGCTGAAGTAGAGCTGTACCAATTCAATATCGATAACTACAAAAAAGCCATTGAAGAAATCGATCAGTACTATTCTGAACGACGTGGGATGAAAGAGTTTCGTGACTCATTAAAAGATCTGTTAGAATCAAGTGAAACGGAACAATTAAAAGCAATTATCATTCGTGATGTAATTGCAAAACAGTTAGCAGAGGAAACCGAACAATGAGCGTCTATGTTTTACTAAATGACGATGGGGCTGTAGAGCGTTATCCGTATTCGTTTTGGGACTTACGTAATGACTATCCCAACGTATCTTTTCCAAAAGATCCAGCTGCTGAAGTCCTGGAAGACTATAACGTTCGGATTGTAACGTTTACAACGCCCCCTGAAGTAGCATACAATCAAGATTTATCTGAAAGTGTTGCCTTAATTGATGGCGTTTGGACTCAACAGTGGAGTCTTGTAGACGCTTCTGCAGAAGATGTTGCTGCACGTAACGATGCACAATCTCGAACAGTTCGTTCGTATCGAAACGATCTTTTGACAGAAAGCGACTGGACGCAACTTCCAGATGCAACTGTAGACAAAACAGCTTGGGCGTCCTATCGACAAGCTTTGCGAGATGTACCAAACCAAGCTGGATTCCCGCATAACATCACATGGCCCACAACTCCTTGATTCGGTTAGCTGATTTAATCGGTCAATACAGTAAAAAAATAGGACAAGACGATGCTCTTGATTGGCTTCAAGAGCACATCTTACCTTGTCATTACAAAGAATTTATAGAAAAATATAACCTAGAAAAAAAATTAGACCCCAAAATCGACACTACGCGGGCTCGGTACGTTAAACAACTACCAGACTGTAGCAAAATTAATTTAAGCGAAAAAGGAAAAGTTTTAAACGACATTACTAGCTGGGAAGAAATTTATAAACTTGCCAAAGAAGCTGGTGCTAAATATCCTGAATGCGTTGCAGCTCAATGGGTCTTAGAAAGTGGTGAAGGACGTTATACTTCGGGTCAAAACAATTTCTTTGGATTAAAAGGAAAAGGCACGAGCAAACAAACAAAGGAATATATCGATGATCAATGGATCACTATTAAAGATGAGTTTATTAATTTTGACACACCAGAAGAATGTGTACAGTATTTAGTTAAGCGCTGGTACAAAGACTACAAAGGATACAAAGGAGTTAATCGAGCAAAAACCCGGAACGAATGTGCACAGTTATTGGTAGCTGAAGGTTACGCAACTGATCCTAATTACGCTGAAAAACTTCAGCAAATTATGGATAACAGATGCAAGAACCCTGGAACACCACAAACAACTTTAACGCTTGAAAAAGTACTAGATGTTAAATACGAATACCAAAGAGATAATAAATCAGGCGAAGGCTACCGTGAGTGTTTTTCATCTAGTTGTGCCATGATTGCACGTTATTATGGCAAAGTTAAAAGCGATGATGAATATAATGACATACGGCAAAAATTTGGAGACAGTACTCTTCAAATAGCACAGGTAAAAACTTTGCAAGCACTGGGACTACAAGCTAAGTTTATTACAAACGGCAATGCGCCTTTATTAGAAACAAAAATTAGAAACAATCAACCAGTTGCCGTTGGCTGGCTCCATCATGGATCTGCTTCAAAACCAAGTGGCGGTGGACACTGGACTTGTTGTATTGGATTTGATGAAGAGAATTTTATTTTCCATGACCCGAATGGTAAGGCTGACATGGTCAATGGCGGTTATCTGGATACAAGTATTGAGGCAGGCCAAGCTGTAAAATACAAAAGAAACGAGTGGCTTAAACGCTGGGAAGTTGATGGCAAAGGTTCAGGCTGGGCAATTATTGTTACAGAAAAATAAAAAACAATGTATGAAAAGAAATAAAAATATTGACAGTAGAAGAGTTAATGTTTGCTGGGAATGTGGAGACGAAAAAAAATGCGTAACGCTTTCAAAAGAGGAAGCTTACGCAACTAAAAAATGGGTTGATGACAACGGAGGAGTTGTCTTTTGGTTTCAAGCTTTAGATGATTAGCGATCTTTTGCTTTACCAATTGCAAGAGCAAAGAACTCAATAACTTTGTAGATCTTACCAAGAATGTTGTCGTCTTTTTGCGTAGGAGTTAAAGCGCAGATTGCAGATGCCGCAAAGTGAATAGCTAATGCTACTTCAACATACTGACCAAGAGCTTCCATAGGAATAAACATGCAATTTCTTTTATCATAACGTGTATTTTTCATGTTTTATAAAAATAAATCTGTTTAAACTCATCAATAAATTGCCAGTTTTTATCTTCATGTTTTAAAAACCATTTCTTCCAAACTTGATATTGTTTGTCGGGTAAAGCAGATTCACATTCAATAACAAGTACATTGCCAGACTCTAATAATTCTAACCATTCTCTAACTTGTCTAATGGCGATAGCCATAGAACAAATGCCAATTTTTCCAGTAAGTTTAGACGTTAGTTTTCTGCTGCGTTTATTTTTTCTGCGTCCAAACCAATCGTTTAACTGTCTATTGCTTTTAGCAATTGCAACACTACCCCACAAAACAATATTTTTACCTTGATGATGACTAAAGGTTAACCAAAATTTAATTTTATAACCATCGCCAATATCGAATACGCTTGTTTGTAAAGGTCTTCTCATTAAGGTTGAGTAGCAAGAGGCACTAAAACAGAAGGAAAAGGATCAGAAGAACTGTGAGTAGAAGTCCAAGCTGATTTCCATTCGCTTAATGAATGAGCATGACGATCAGTTTCGACATAACCTGGAATGGTATCAACTTCGATAGTATCATCATTTTCAAATAACATAAAAGAATAATCTTCGTTAACAATGTCAAATGCAGTAACAGGAAACTCTACAACAAAAGCAACTTCATAATCTAAATTTTCATTGCGAGTAGTAGAAACACAAAGTAAATAACTACCTTTGGTTAAAGGGAAATAACGTTCGTCACCACGGTCTAATCGATTTGGGTTAAACGTATTATATAAATCAGATTGAGACCCCATTACATGACCCAAATAAGGATAGTAAACTTCTCCGTTTTCTGTTTCAGTTACACTATCTTTATCAAATGGATTGCGACCTTCAATAGGATTTAAATTTACATCGTAAGCAGATACATTAATATACTGAGGCCTGGACCCACCTTTTGCAAGGATGATCCAACCAGCAGAATCTAGAGTAATTTTGAACCAGTGGTTATAGGTACCGCCGCCATAACCATTGGAAGCCACCCTGTTTTTAGGTCCAAGAGAACCTCTAAGATTTCGAACAGCAGTAATTAAATTGTAGGAACCTAAATTTAACGGGTTGTTTTGCGTCCGCGCTCGTTGAGCTGTCTGAGATACACGAAGAGGCATTTTATTTCTTTTATTTTCTATTTTACTTCTGCTCTTCTTTGAGACCAATACTGGGACGAAAGCTGGATTCAATTAGAAGTGTTTTATCTTTTTGATGCCCATAAAGCATGAGTTTTTCTGGAGATAACGTCAAATCAAAAGGATAAATCTTGGAAGGAGGAAAAGATTGGTTCCAAGATGAGACTAAATGTAGAGGGTTGTGACAAGTTTTGTTTTTGCATAGACGAGTAACACTGCAGTTACCAATATCTCCCCATGCGGATTGATAGATCGCCTTACCTACCGTGACTAACTCAGCTTTTTGTTTTGTGTAGTAAGAACGATAAGAAGGAAGACACACTCGATTCGAGCCACGGATCAACTGCCAGCAGTCCCCCGGATCCCCCACTTGAACCAGTTGCCAGAGCTTGTATAGCTTTTGTCTATACTCAAAATTGATATAGTTGATATCAAAAGCACAAACGTTAGAGAAGATTTTTTTAACGCAGAAATAGCACCAGTGCTTTTCTATATCTCGAATGGTGTGATCGTGCGGGCAAAGAAAACCGCGATAGTAACCAGCTGCCTTGAGGTCTGCATCGGATAAGGATTTAATGTCTCGAATGTAACGAAAGTTTAAATCTTTTTGTGCGGACAAGAGCTTGTTGGCCATAGGGATGTGCAGACTTGCAGAGAATGGGTCTATTTTCTCTTAGTAAAGGATAAATAACATTTTGGGTAGCTTTTTGTAATGTAGCAAGGAGTACGCTTGTACCGATAACATTTCAGCACCTGTTCTGTAATTTACCCTATCTAAAAAGAAAAACAGGGGTAATCTCTGCGTCTCTGCATCCAGAGTGAGACACAAAAAAAGAACCCCCTTTCGGAGGCTCCGTCAAAGTAGTTCTGTTCCGCAGAACTATTTAATCGTAAAGTTTTGCAACTACTTTACCGCAGCTGGCTCCTTGGTCTTCTTGACCTTGGCCTTAGTCCCTTTAGGCTTACGAATCTGAACCGGCTCCTCGGAGTTACCAAGAGCTTCTTGGAACAGTTCGTCAAACTGACTTGCAATGGTTGACCAATGGAAACACTCATCAGTGACTCGGTCGTAGCATTTTTGTGCCACGTCATCCAACAAGGTACGGTCTTCGTAGTACTTGTTTAAGATCTCTGCTAAGTGATTATCATCTGGGCAGGGAAGGATTCGACCAAAGTTGGTGTCCACATCGTTATGCAAGCACTGGATCATCTCACCAGTTCCCTCGAAGATCTCTTTGCATGAGGTGTGGTTAGGGACAACCTGAGCAACCCGGCAAGCTGCGTGCTCGAAGTTGACAAGACCCCAGCCCTCACCCTTACAAGTATTCACACCAACATCGACGGCGTTATAGATCGTGTTGAGCGTGTCCACAGGAACGCTAGGACCGTTCTGAGTGGGTGCACTCATGATAATTCGGTTATTGGGGTCAAGCCCGTTCCTGGTCATTTCTCGGTGGAAGAGAGGCATGATATCCCAGCCCTGGTCCTTCAAGCCCATGTGCATATACAACTTGGCATCAGGCTTACCAACCGCAAACTTGGCAAAAGCACTGACAGTAATGTCCATGCGTTTACGGAACTGGTTGCGGTTGCCGTTAAAGACAATGAAGTCATCTGGATTGAGACTCAATGCTTTACGGCATTCCAGTTTGTCTTTGGGATAGAACTGGTCAGCCGTCATACCATGAGGCACGACACTAATGGGAACTTTGGCACCAGCTCGAATCGTTTCATGTGCACCGAATTCTGTGTAGCAGATTGCTACATCCCATTCGTTCATCGTGTCGAGGAGACCGCCATACCATTCGTAAGAATCCATGGGATAGTAACCCACGAACTTGAACTTAAGCTGCTCACGCAGATCCTTGATGCGTCGGAACTGTTCGTTAATAATCCAACTGTCATTAATCGTGAAGACAATGTCCGGCTGAAGCCGTTCCACCATTTCGCGAATCTTGTCTTCACCAAAGGGAGCTGGCTGAAAACGATTAGAAGCAGGGTAAAGAAAATACTCCTGGGAAAGAGGAGTGTGATCACCATGCCAGTTGCAACCCAGGACGTGAATTTCATATTTATCTTTAAAATATGGAAGAACATTTTCCGTGACGCGAGCAAAACCGGTCATGGCAACAATGTCACCTACCCATAAAAGCTTTGGCTTAGACATTAAACGTTGTAACTATTCCCAATTAGTATACATAACTATTTAACAACAGCAAATGCATAACGAGTTAATTCTTGCTCTTTAACTTTATGTGCCTTAAGAGACGTTGTTAAATAATTGGCACCTGCATGGGTCTTGGTTGTAGACCCACAGGTATAAAGGTCGATCGCACAGTAACCAATTTCAGGCCAGGTATGGATTGAGCAATGCGATTCTGCCAAGAGAGCAAGAATAGTCACCCCCTGGGGCTGGAACTTTTCTCCCATTACCTTTAAGACATTGGCATCAGCAATATCTAATGCCTCTTTTAGTAAAACACACAAGGCTTCATAGTCGTCCAACAACTCTTTATCGCAATCATAAAGATCAAGGATTAAATGTCGGCCATTAGAAACTTTCTCGTGGGCCATCTTTTCTAAACAATATTTCTCCATAATACTCTTTCCACTTTTCTTTATTTAAACCAACCTCAACAATTGATGGATAGTCTTTGTACTTCTCAGAATTGGAAGCGCGACAGGCAAGATTGATCACCCGCATGCCACGAGTACGTTTTTCACGATAGACATTAAGATCTAGCTGGTGAACACATACATCCATTAACAAAGTTTCAAATCGACTGCGCCCCAAGATGTTTGCGTTGCTGCTACGAGCAAACTCGCAATAGTTTGCATAAAGCCATTTAGTCCAATTGGAATAGACGCCACTGCCTTCTCCGCTTTTGTTGATTTTGGCAAGGCCAATTGAAGCTGACTCACCTTGATCAAAGACAACGCAATGCTCCATCCAATCCATAATTTGATTGGACTTAAGGATCTGTTCACGATGATGCTTAGCAAAGAATTCAACCTTGCTAGTTGTTTCCATTAAGTACTCTCGCATTTCAGCTTCAGTCATCTGTAGCAACCAGTTGACCAGGCCAGGAAGCATGGAAGCAAAAACACCAAAGGGTTCGCCTCGATCGTCCATGTCGATCAGCGTTTTCTGTTCCGCAGAACTACCCTTGAAAGGACGGTCAAAAGGAATCGTCAACCTGCGACGTGCAAGACCAGAAGTGGGATCAGTTGTTTGTATCGGCTCGTTAGCAGTGATCATGACCAAACCATCAAACTTAAACGGTGTTTGACTAGAGGTTTGGAACTTACGTTCATTACGGATTAAATCACGACCAGTAATTGCTTTCAGTACAGAGACCGAACCGCCATAACGCTCAACATCGTTAAACAGTAAAAGTTTTTTCTTGAATAGGTTTGCCGTTTCAAAACGGTTTTTCTCTAAGTGTTCAAGCGTAGAGATCATTGCATTGTCATCACCAACTAAAGCGTGAGCCAAGTTGGCATAGGTCGATTTACCTGATTTACCTGGGCCAACAATCTCTACAAACTTTTGAATATCGGATGCGCTGAGAAGTACAGCTCTGAGCCAAGCTCTCAGGACTTGGACTCGTCCCCAGTTTCCGTCCTGGGTTTCTTTGAGCCATTGGATAATAGGTTCGCAAGTTGCGCCAGGATCGTAGTCGTATGGCAGTTGTTGGGTGAGGCACATTTCCCGATTAAAGGGAAGCAACGTGTTCGTTTCGATGGAGTAGATTCCATTTGAAAAAAGCAAGTGTTCTTTTCCGTCGTACCAATCTTCAAAGGTCAACTCAAGTTTGAGTTGCTCAACGACATCATTAATTAAATTCATCCCGTACCCATTGGGTAACATCTCGCTTTTAATTAAAGAGAGGTGGGATTTTACATAGGCTTTTGTTTCAGTTTCAGATTGTTTTTGCCATACACCTCTTAGTTCGTTATACAAAAAGAAAGCACCTTGCTTTTCGCTGTAACGAAAATTGCCTTGTGCTGTTTGCACAAGAGTTTCGGCAATAATATCGTTAGAAAAATTTCTAGGCTTTCCTTTTTTTTCTGGATGGCGACTAGGTGCTTTTCCAATAAGCTCTGGCCTAGAAGTTGCAGCCTGAAACTGTTGAAGCATATTTGAGATGTGTTCCAGCTCATTGTCTGAAGCTTGCATTTCGAGTTCTGAGTTGAAGATTGGATCGGCCAACAAGGTTTCGTCAACCAGTTTGAAGCCGTGTTGCTGAGCTAAGTGAATTAAAGAACCAAGTGTGCGTCCGCCTCCTCGTGTGAAAGAAAGCCAGCGCTTGTGGCACTCACCTTCTTTATACTTTGGAGATTGTTGAGACCACTGGTCCCAAGTCTCAAGAAGAGAATCATCAAGCTCATGGAGGACTTGGCCCACCATGATCCAAATATCGTAGTCATCTACATGCTCAACAGGCAAACACCACGTTGCTGCTTTAGCTTTCTTGATGTCTGTATCTAAATCCATCTGTGCATCGAGTGCAAACAGAGGATTAACAACACGAATTCGCTCCCGTGCAGGAGCACCAACTTTTTCATTTTTGTCGATGATCCCTCGTAGCAACCAGTCCGGAAGCTCGGGAAGTTTTTCAATCCACTCAAAGCCTTGACCTGGTGCTGTGAAGTACCCTTCTGTCTCAGGGTGAGCACCCATGAGAACACCTTGATGGCGCTTCCAAAGAATTTCTAGTTTTTCTTTTTGGATAACAGAATGCCAAGTATATTTGTTACGAACAAATTGACTATGCTTTTTCTGATCTACACGGTAGAGCTTACGCTCACGACCATCTTTACCGCTAAGGATAGTTAACGTATTCGGGAAGGCACTATCAAACGGCTTTCCTGAGATCTCTTCAATAAGTTTGTAGACGCTTGGTCCATCAATATCAACCCACACAAAGCCGTAAGAGTAATTGTAAACAGGGCCAGACAACAGCCCAATGGCCTTACACTTTCCAGATTCGAGTTCGTCTTTAATGTCGTTTTTAGAGAATGGTTTCTTTTGCCATCCTGAGACGTAAGCATCCTTTTTGGTTCCTAAAGGC